AAAGAAATGATAGATGCCTGGGCGTTGCAGGATGTACTCGTCGCGGCTCGCCATATCGATGCCGTAGAGGCCAATCTCGGTGGCTCCCTTGCTGATCGCCAGGGCAATCATCCAGGAAAACGACGAGGTGAAGAAATACGGTCCAAACTCCTGGACCATCTCCCGCATCGGGTAGGTCAAAGCATTCCTGCAATAGCGCTGGTCCTGCATGTAGACCGGGCACTTCTGCTCGCTGAGGAATTTGATGTAGGGCTCGCCATAGTGCTTGTTCTCGGGCCATAAGAGGCTGCCATGGATCTCGAACCATGCATCGTAACGCGGCACGATGCCCATGTTTCCAGGCGAACAGGACCAGATCTGCCAAGTCGGATCATTGAAGGGGGCCAGCATCCGGCTGGAGGGTGCGGTGCCAATCAAGGCGATCTTCAGCGCCGGGGCTGGAGCGGCTGCCGGTTCCTCGGATGAAACTGGTACGGTATTGATCTGAGTAAAATTGACCTGTGGAGAATAGGTCACGGTTGGAATCTCGAACGACTCTCCAGGGAGAGGCTCATGTGGAGGAGTCAGATGGAAGCTGCCGTTGCCTTCGGCTTGGGCCTTCGGAGGCCGTCCAGGGCCGCGCTTGTGAAGCTGGTCGTTGGTGGTTTCGGTGAGCTTGGGCATGAATCAGGATCCCGTTATTTGTGCTGAGAGCAATGCAACGATTTGCCCCGCAGTAATTAACGTGGAATTCAGCCCATTGCTAATGATTATGTCCTGGGAGCCGCCCGGTATCCCCACCGTTAGACCGGAGATAGCCAAGTTTCCCAGGGAATCGTTGATGACGGCGCTGTCTACATTGCCGGTGCCAGCGGCGGACGTATCCAGCAGTGTTCCGCCAAAGGTCAGGACACCGCCACTGACGGTACCGGCTGGATTGCCCATTTGAATCGTAGACACCGTGGTTCCACCTGCATTTAGAAGTAAGTGCGATGCATTCCCTAACCCAGTTACAACGCCTTGTAGACGCGCATCGATGATGGTTGGACTATAGATAACCGACATCGGCTCACCAGCCCTCACCCTGTAGGACCTTCAGGGAGATCGGGCCATTGTTGACATTATTCGCCGCGCTTGAGAAAAGCCTGAGCCCAGCAATCGGACCGGGGAATGTATAAGTCACCCCGTCTGGATAAGCACCGGAAGCGCTAAAGATCGTGCCGATCTGCCCAATCGCGCTGCTGACACCAAACCAAGCCACTAAGGTAGATGGAACCCGCTGTAAATCGTCCAGCGTATACTGGAGAGTGAATGCACCACTCGACACCGAAGTCGCCAGGACCGTAGCCGTTGTGGGCTTGCCGCCAATCCAGTTGAGGTTGGCTACCGGGGAGGTGTTGGTCGAGGCTGAGGTCAGAGTGACTGTCGCGTAGGGCATCTGCTACCTCAGTGGCGGAATTTCGCAAAGGTCAGAGCCAGTCTCGCCCTCCGGCCAGTTACCCCAGGTGAATTCTTGTGCTTCTCGGCAAACTCGCTTGTGCTTTCACCGGCCCGATGAGCAGCTTGGCGTAAGGCTCCCTTGTGCTTCACAGCATGTTGCATCCAGTGATCGGTCCCGCCACCGGATGCGTAGCTGTCGGGACCACCTACCCCGTTACTTTGGAGGCCGATGAGAACGGCGAGCCACCACGGGCGAACTTGCCGATCTTGCCGCCCCTGGCCCGCTTGTCCAACCGGCCACCGGAGGCCTTGCCTTCGACCTTGCCGCCCTCCTTCTTCTGGATCGGCGTGATACCGGGATTGGTGCCGCCCTTCATGGCGGCGGCGGAAACATCCTTGTTGCCATAGGAGAGGGCTGGCTTGCCGCCCCTGGCAAAAGCCTGGGCCTTGTGACGATTGGCCATAAATCTCTCCTGTTATGCCGAGACTGATTGCAGGGCTTTGAGCGTGAAGGTGTTGGCCGTGTTGTTGGCCGTCGAGTTGAGCCTGACCTGAGCAATCGGCGTCAGGACGGTATAGATCAGAGACCCGACCGTCGATGAAGTCATCGCGGCTGCCGAACTCAGCAACGCCCAAGTGGTAGCGGGGCCGCCAGGAATCGACGGATCGTCAAGAGATACGTCGATCTGAATGACTCCAGTCGATGTCGCCACGCTCTGGCTCAACATCACCGTGGTTGTCCTGGCCACCGGGTTCAGAACTATCGCAGCCGTCCCGGCTGACGACGCAAGTGTTACGGATTGGGCCATGGTCTGTTCCTTCTCAGAGCGGAGTCACTATTGCCTGGGTCCCGAACGGCACAAAGATGCAATTGAAGGTTACACCTTGAACCGCGCTGTAGACCCTGAACGGAAACGTATTGTAGATCATGACTTCCTCAGCTTGTCGGGTAGGTGCCCCAGACGGCTCGCCAGTCATAGTACGATGGCACATACCGCTGGTAGCCCTTGACCAGGAGGTTGTCGGTGGTGAACTCGACCGACATATCCATCTCGAACGGCTTGCGGTTGAAGAAGATCAGGCCGTCATGGTTAGTCAGGATGAACCAGCCAAACCCGGAGGTCAGATAGTCGAACACCATGAACCCTTCCTTCAAGGAATCGTTCATACCCAGGATGGCATTCACGTCGTTGGTGGTCGTCCCCGGACGAAGCTCGGAACGGAACAACCGAAGCGCAATCGGCTCCAGGTTCGGTGGGATCAGGACCTTGCGGCCCCTGGCATGGATCTTCAGACCGGCGTTGTCGGTCCAGGTGGTGCGAATGGTGATCAAGGCGTTGAGCAGAGAGGTTTCGTTCAGGTCCACATCTGGAGATGGCCGGTTGGAGATCAGACCGGCATCGGTCGGATGCGAGGAGCTGAACAAGGCCACGCCGTCACCCTGCACCGAAGTATTGAAGGTGGATCCGGTGTTGAAGATGTTGGCGGCATAGATCTCTTCGGTCTCCTTGAAGGACTCCATGAGTCCGTCATTGGACGGGCCGAACTCTGATTTGTAGAGGTTGTCGTCAATGGCCTTGCGGGTGATCGCATAACCCAGGCCGATCTCGAAGTGCTCGGCGTTATAGACGAAGCGCTGACCGGCACCGTTGTCGAATGCGGTCGGGGCACCTTCCGTCTTGAGCTGAGCAAAGCCCAGGAAGCGCATCGCGGCGCGACGTTCCAGGGCCATGTTGGAGTCAGTCTGCCGGAAGATCTTCGGCCACTGACGCTCGATCATGTTGTATTTGCCGCTGATACCCCAGAGGCCAGGAAGCAGAAGGTCACGAATCTGTCCAAGTGCGACGGGCATCGCCGTACATCCTTATCCCTAACCTCACCTCCTGGGTATGGTCGGCTTCCTGCCGACCGGCGTTAAGACCCAGAAGGGTCGCAAGAAACCTATTAGCTTGAGTAAGCAACACCCAAGCCGCCACCGACACCGTACAGAGTGCGGCGCATGGCACTGTTCGGCTGCACCACGACGATCTGAAGGCCCTCGGCAGTCGTTGAGGTGCCGTTGACGCCAGGAGGTGCGACGTTGGAATACACATCCACGATCATCCACTGGCCGCCAGATGACAGGCCGGTGACGAGACTGGAAGTGACCGTCATATTGCTGATGCCGGTGAGCGTATTGCCTTGGCTCGAAAGCAGCGTGGACTGCGGAAGAATCATGCCAATGTTGGAAGAGCCGAGAACCGCACCGGAAGTGCTCTGCACCGTATAAAGCTGTTCCGGGTTGGTGCAGACGTAGACTTCTACGTCACCCGATGCGCCAGACCCCGGCCAATAGCTGTTCCAGACGGTGCGGCCCACGTTCGAATTGTAATACTTGCAGCCCAGGAAGATGCCCTGGTTGACGGCCACCGATGCACCAAGGGTGGTGGCTCCGGTACCCTGCGAGCTGCCGCCCGACACCAGATACTGAGCCCCGTTCGGCGTGGTGCTTCGCACCACCGCATCTCCGGTAAACACCGGGTTGGTGTAAGCCGAAGAAATCCAAGCTCGTTCCATACCGGCGGTTGGCGCGGAACCTTCACGCTGCCCGTACTGCCGGAATCCGAATGGGTTGTTGGTGTTGGCCAATGCAGCCTCCTCTAAGACGATCACAATCGACCGGCTACGGAAAAGCCACACAGCGCGTGAGGTGTAGATTTTGGGGATCGCCCCCGTTCGCCTATACAGGCGAGTTAACAGCCTTACAGGGTAATAACGCCTCTCGTCAATAGAGGCGCTATTCCGGGACCTCAATTCTTTCGACAGAGCGACGAATACGATTTGTATTGGTCGCACTCTGATGACGAGCATCCAGGCTGACACCCGGCATGTCGCCACCAGTCAGAGCCTGTTCCTTGATGGCAACCTGCTCCTGAGCCCTGCGCCTGTCGGCCTTCTCGGCCCTGGCCGTCAGTTCTTTGGGCCGCATCATCAGGACAAGACCCTCGACGTTGATCTCGCCTTCGGCATCTCTGGGCATGAACATGCCATTGAATTGGCCATCAAAGTCGGACTGATGGATTGGAGTCCAGCCGCCCTGCTCGAATTTGGAGCGATGCTGAGGGACACCCTGCCCTAGGACAGTATCGGTGACCCACATGGCCGACATGCCCTCGGGGATCAAAGATGGGTCGATCTTCAGCCGATCCGGAGAATCCGAGGCATTCGGGTCTACCGACTCCCAGTTGGGAGCAGCCCTCATCTTGTACTTGGTTGGCTCACGGAGCGGCTCTCGCTCGACAACAGGCTGCTTCTTCGGTCGTCCGGGACGGCGCTTCTCCACCGGGGCTGGGGCTTCGGTCTCATCCATGGTCAG